ATTGTAGATTGGTTTGCAACAAATTATGCGAAAAAATATTATACGCTGTATATGATTGAATCAAATTTAGAAGATTCTGTAGAAAGTCCATCCACTGCAAAACGCTTTAAGGTTTATATCGACTACAAGTTAAAACTCAAAGCATATAGTAAGAGACGATTTGATCCTTTTTGTAGATGGGAACGAATAAGTATTCCATATAAAAATGGCACATCTATTGAGACCACAATTGGCCAACTGAATTTTTTTAAATGGACATTGGAAAATAAAGTTATCAAATATATTGAAGATAATTATAATGAGATTGAACAAGATATGAATTCAAGAAATAGCACTTCAAAAAGGAAAGAATTAGCATTGGAGAATTCGAAAACAAGAAAGAAGAGAGAAGAGTTGTCGATTTCCGCTAGTAAAAGTATAAAGAAGGAGAGTGTAGAGATTGTTGTGCAATTTTGTTAATTTTGTTAATATAATATATGAGTATATTTACACATTTTAGTAATTTTGTAAGTGCGCATTTTATTTGTTTATTTATTTTTGCAATATTATATTATATTTTATTATCCGATATAGATGCGCATTTTTTGATTCATCCAGGATTACCTAAAGAGTTTTATACAAATAATAAATTATTACAATCAGTGTATATGTCAGCTAGTATACAATCTAGCACAGGATATATTGAGTTAGTAAGTAAAAGTATTGAATCTAAATTTATTTTTACATGCCATACAATTATTACTTTATTAATAACATTACATGTTATTCATATATTCATTACTAAGTAATAAATATAAATATATAAGAAATTATAGATTATGGGAATCTCACAATCTATAATTAAAATTAATTTCGAAGATGTTCAAATTGCTTATAAACAACAAGATTTATATTTATTAATAAATACTTTATCTATTTTGGAACAGAATTGTTTAATAAAAAATACTATCCTTGCAACAAATGAAGAAGCATTAATTAATAATTATGCTAAAATAAATAAATCTATTAAAATAATTATTTATGGAAAACATTCAAATGATGAGTCTGTTCATACAAAATATACTCAATTAATTAAATTAGGGTTTAATAATGTTTATATATATTCTGGTGGATTATTTGAATGGCTTCTTTTACAAGATATTTATGGTGATGACGAATTTCCTAGCACAAGTAAACAAAATGATTTATTGAAGTATAAAGCGGGACAGAAACTGAATATGCTCCTTTTATACCTTTGAGAAAGGTATAGCCAAACCTGGGCAAATCCACTTTTGCGACCGTAACTAACATAAGATTTTGCTCCACTGCGACCGCCTCTAGCGCAATTGCTTAGATATAGTCACACTCCTCTGCAACCCATATTCCATTCTCATCTTGTTTAACAAAAAAAGGTTTTCCGCAACCATTAATTAATTTATTTACAATTAAATAATCACACTTTTCTTTACTTAAATGTGGATCCATTTGTCGACCATTTGATATTAAAGAACCATGTCTAAATATTTGACAATTTAATTTTTCAATACTAACCGGCCATTCGCAATGAGGACATATAACTATTAATTCTTTTTGTTGATCTTTAATTTTTTCCGCAATTTGTTCTTGTTTATCATATTCTTGTTTATCATATTCTTGTTTATCATATTCTTGTTTATCATATTCTTGTTTATCTTCTCTCTTCTCTTCTAAATTCATCCTCTATTCTATTTCTCTATAAAACTATTTATATTATTTATCCATTTCATTATTTTTTGTTGTCCATCTACAACTAATGTATCCGTTGCATGTAATACTTCTATCATCATTTCATGATAGCAATGACAACTAGCCAAATATTCTAAAGGGATATCACTCTCACCAGTGCGACCTCTACCCTTAATTCGAATATTGCAAATAGTTGGGTCAACTTTTACATATATAATTTTATCTATTTGGCATTCATTCTCTGCAAATACATCAAACCATTTACAATATATTTGATAATTAACATCTTCAATCTTTCCCGCATCAAATAACATTTTGGCAAAAACATATTTATCAGTATATAAACTTCTCTCTGTAATAAATATTACACCTTCTTGTCCTGCATATTTTGCAATAGCTTGTTTTAATGCAGCTAAACGAGAAATATATGCCATCATTTGAAACGAAAATGAATATTTTTCTTGATCTCCGTAGAATTTTTGTATCATTGTATTTCCATCTTTATCTTTAATTGTCTCCCATACTTCAACAGGTTCATCTAAAAATACTATTTTATCATTATCTTTATACATTTCTTTCATTCTTGTTAATAGAGTCGTTTTCCCTGACCCAATATTACCTTCAATGGATATAATTCTATATGATTTTGCTGATTGACTCATTTTATTTAATATTATATAATGGGTTCTATTTATTTCAGTTCATTTCAATTTTATTTAATATTAAAATTGAAACATTATTAAACATATCATAATATAGTATATATAAAATGGATTTAAATCAACGCAAACTTGACAAATCTGAATGGGATTCTATTGAAGTGCCTGTAATAAGTGAGGAAAAAGAAATATTAACATTAATAACTAATGGATATAATAATGTTAATATTAAATATAATAGTAATAAATCTTTAATCTGCTTCTTGAAAATAGATTATAAAGAAAATATAGAAGATTATTTATTTGTTAAATATTTTAATGACAAAATATCTAATATTCAAAAAAAATATCCGCCATTTGCTGAATTATTTACAGTTTCAATTAAAGGTAAGCCTTTTATTAATAAAGCGGACGGTATTCGTATTGAAAAAAATAGTATTGAAAAAATAATAGATTCGGGTGTATTTGAATATGTTCTGATTAGTATAATTGAACAAATTATGTCATATAAAAAAATAAATAATAATGTTTGGATCACATATTATTTTACTCTTTACAAATTAAATCATATACATATTTCTTTTATTAACAGTCATATTAAAATAATAGTTGATAGATTACTCGCGCATTTTGAAGATGAATTAAATATGTTTGACATTATTGGAAGGTCTGTTGAGTTTATTGAAAATAATAAAAATTTATTGAAAAATGCGGACAAACAACTATATGATCATCAAAAAGAATTATTCTCTATTTTCAAAGAAACTGGGTCGTCGGATATAACACCCTCATCTAAATTAGTTCTTTATATTGCTCCAACTGGAACTGGAAAAACTTTAAGTCCAATTGGTCTTTCTGAAAAATATAAAATTGTGTTCATTTGTGCTGCAAGGCATGTAGGTTTGGCATTAGCTAAATCCGCAATATCTATCGGTAAAAAAATAGCATTCGCATTTGGTTGCAATTGTGCTGCTGATATTCGATTACATTATTTTGCAGCAAAAGAATACACAAAAGATTGGAAAACAGGTGGAATTAGAAAAGTAGATAATAGTATTGGAGATAAAGTTGAAATAATGATTTGTGATGTAAAATCATATTTACCTGCTATGCTATATATGCAAGCATTTCATCCTCTTGAAAAATTATTATTATATTGGGATGAACCAACGATTACTATGGATCAACCAGACCATGAATTACATGCTCTTATTCATGAAAATTGGCAAAAAAATATTATTCCAAATGTAGTTTTATCTTCTGCAACATTGCCAAAATTACATGAATTGAGAGAAACTGTTTCAGATTTTATTAGTAAATTTCCTGGAGCAGAAATACATAATATTGTAAGTCATGATTGCAAAAAATCGATTCCGCTTATTAATAAAAATGGATTTGTTATTTTGCCGCATTCTATTACTGAAGATTATAGTGAAATTTTACATATTGTTCAACACTGCGAAAATCAATTAAGCTTACTTCGATATTTTGATTTGGCCGGTGTAGTCGCATTTATTCAATTAGTTGAAAAAAATAATTATATCCCATCAAATTGTAAAGTTGCGCGGAATTTTGCATCATTAGATGATGTGAATATGTTAAATATTAAATTACATTATTTGAAGGTTCTTAAAAATATTATGGATGGGACTTGGGGTGCTGTTTCAATGCAATGCAAACAACAGAAACAAAAAGTTATTCTGACTAATGACCGAGTTGATTTGAAAGGAAATCCTCTAAATAAGAATGGGCAATCAATAGGAGGACAATCAATAGGAGGACAATCAATAGGAGGACAATCAATA